GTGCGGCTAAGCGCGGGGGGGTGGTGGGGGTAAACGGATTTGAGAGCCTAAACCTTTCTGGGGTTTAGGGGGTGGCGCGGGGTTTAACTGAGCGGATGGACATGCAGCGGTTCACGACGACAGAGGTGGCCGGGCAATTGGGGCTGAGCAAGGGGCGGATCAGTCAGTTGGTCAAGAATGGCACGCTGGACGGGTGCTATGAGGGCGTGGGGCGTCTGCGTCGGTTCGATCTGGGCAAGGTTGCCAGCGCGCTGAACCGAAAGCTGGACCCCGGGCAGATGATGGGCAACGGAGCGGAGACGCGAAAGCGGCTGCGCGATCTGGCGGATGATGAACCGCAGAACCCGCCGTCAAATGAATCGGCGACCCCGGACAGGGACTCGGCCCCTTTGCGGCAGGCCGACCCGGACCGCTATGAAATGGCCCGGACGCAAAAGGCCGAGGAAGAGGCCCGCAAGCTGCGGCGGCAGAACGCCGAGGCCGAGGGGCTGTTTGTCCTGGCCAGCAGTGCGCAGCACCAGGCGGCGCGGATGCTGGCGCTGGAAATTGCGCAGGTCGAGGTGATGCTGCGCGATGCGGCGCGCGCTGTCGCGGATGAATTGGGCGTAGACTATCTGGTCGTGCGGTCCAAGCTGATGGAGCAATGGCGCGGCCATCGCAGTGCGCGGTCCGAGTCGTTGGCTGACGTGGCCGAGGCGGCCCCGATCAGTGACGAAGAAGCAGAGGTTGATTTCTGAATGGGGTTTCTGGCGTCTGCGGAATCGGTGATTGCGCGCGCGCTGTCGCAGGCCATGGCCCCGCCGCCCCCGCCTGACATCACGCGCTGGTGTGAGGAAAACATCGTCTTTGATGAACGGTCGCCGATGCCGGGTCCGTTTCGCATCGCCCGGTTTCCGTTCCTGCGCGAGATCCACGAGGTTCTAAGCCCGGAACATCCGGCGCGCGAGGTCACGGTTCGGGGATCGGCCCAGTGGGGCAAGACGGTGTCCATCATCAACCCGACCGTCGGGGCGTGGCACGAATATGGCCCGGTCGACAGTTTGGTGGTCCACCCGACAACCAGCGCCGCGACCGAATGGGTCGATAACAAATGGCTGCCGATGCGGCGGCAAGCGCCAAGCCTGCGCACCATATTCGGCGACGGGCGCGGCGGCGATCAAAAGGACGCCAAGTTCAACCAGGAAACACTGGCGCGGGATGGGTCGCTCAAGGTGACCTCTGCCGGATCGCCAGATGATCTGGCCGGCACGTCTCGGCGGCTGGTCATCATGGACGATCTGTCCAAATTCGAGATGACCCAGAAAGGGGACCCGGAAAAGCTGGCGGAAAGCAGGGCCTCTGGGTTTGAGGATGCCAAGCTGTTGCGGGTGTCGACGGCGATGGTCGCCGGAACCTGTCGGGTCAGCCGCGCCTATGAGCGCAGCGACCGGCGGCTGTATCACGTACCCTGTCCGCATTGCGGCCACATGGCCCCGCTGACCTGGGAAAACTTCCGGCGCAACATAGATCCGGAACGTCTGCACGCGGCGGGATTTAGCTGTGATGACTGTGGTTGCGAGATCGGCCATGCACACAAGGAGCGTATCGTCGCGGCGGGCCGGTGGGTCGCGCAGAACCCGGGCGGCGATCACCCGGGGTTTCACCTGTGGCGGGCCTATGCGCCCCAGCGGGACTGGGCATCTATCGCGGTGGAATATGCCCGCGTCATGGGGTGGGGCGCGCTGAGCCTGACGGGCGATGGCGAGGAGGCAATCCGCACGCAGGTCGAGGCAGAGACGGAGCAGACGTTCTGGAACGATGTTCTGGGGCTGCCCTATGAGCAGGCCAGCAAGGGGCCGGATTGGGAAAAGCTGCGCGACCGGGTTGAAAATGCGCCCGATGATGAGGGTCTGCCGCGTGGCATCCTGCCCGCGCGGGGTGTTGTGCTGGCGGCGGGTGTCGATTGCCAGTTGGATCGAACGGAGGTGCATGTCGTCGCCTTTGGCCCGAACTATCAGCGGTGGGCGGTCGATTACATCGTGATCCCGCATCACATCGACAGCGAAGAGGGGCGCGCCGCGCTGGATGCTTTGCTCAAGACGACATGGCGGACGGAAAAGGGGTTGCGCCTGCCGCTGGACATCATGGCGATCGACGGCGGGGCCTATACCGAGGCGGTCTGGGCCTATGCCAAGCGGTGGCCGTGGCAGCGGGTGATGATCGTGAAGGGCGCATCGACCCAGACCGGGCCGGTGCTGGCCCTGCAACGGTTCGAGCGCAAGAACAATGGCAAGGCCAAAAGGGCGCAGAAGCGGGCCTATCTGGTCAACGTCTCGCAGCTGAAGGCGGATTTCTATGCCTGGCTGGCGAAAGAGGACCCGCTAGAGCGCGGGCATGTGCATTTCGGGCGCGGGCTGGGCGATGAATACTATCGCCAGATCACCTCGGAGGTGCGGGTGCTGAAGCGGAACAAGGTGGGCGTTGTCACCAGCCAGTGGCAGCTGGTGGACCCGACGCGACGGAACGAGGGCCTGGACACGATGAACTATGCCGAGGCTGCGGCGCGGCGTGTCGGCTGGGCCTCGATGACCGCAGAACAATGGGCGGCGCTGGATGCGGAGAGGGGGGCGACCCCCCCGGACACGCAGCCGGATCTGTTCGACAAGGCGGCGCAGGTTGCGCCGGAGCGCCCCGCGCCTGCTACGGCGGCGGCGGCACAACAGGAAACCCGCCAGACCCAGGCGCCAGAACCGGCGTCTGAGGACTGGCTTGGAGGAAGGGGCGACGGATGGCTGTGACACCGGATGACGCGATCACCACGCTGGAGACCGCGATGGCGCAGGGTGTGCGCGAGGTCACCTACAGCGATGGCCGCAAGGTCGCCTATGCCAGTCAGGGCGAGATGGAGCGCGCGATCTCATACTGGCGCAGCCAGAAGGCAGCAGCGGCAGGGCGTCCTGCGGTGGGTGTCTCTGTCGGCGCGTTCTACAGGGACTGACGGGATGTTCGGGATTGGAACGCTGCGCGCGCGACTGAATGCCAGTCGCGCGGAGGCGGAACTGCGCGCGGTGTCTGCGCGCAAGCGGGCAGAGGTCATCCAGGCCTATGATGCGGCCCGCAGTGGCGGGCGGATGTCGGGCTGGGCGCGGCCCATGACATCGGCCAGCACAGAGATCCAGCCTGCGCTGCCGATGTTGCGTGCGTCGGCGCGCGATCTGGTGCGCAATTCGCCCCATGCATCGCGTGCGGTCCGGGTGCTGGAATCGCATATTGCGGGCACAGGAATGAGACCGCGTCTGGCGGATGAGATCGCCGACCAGGACGCGCGCGAGGCGTTGATGCGCATCACGCGCGATCAATGGGCGCGGTTTGTCGAGAATTGTGACCCCGAGGGGCAGTTGGATTTCTACGGCCAGCAGCGGCTTGCGATCCGCGCGGTGGTCGAGAGCGGCGAAGCGTTCCGGGTCTGGACGCCGATTGCCGAGGATGGGCGGCTGTTCTGGCGCTGCCGGATTGTCGAGGGCGATCTGGTCGATCACCAGCGCAACGAGGATCTGGGGTCTGGCGGTCGCATCGTGCAGGGCGTCGAGTTCGACGCGCTGGGGCGGCGGGTGGCCTATCACATGTTCGAGGGGCACCCCGGTGACCGCTTTGGCCAGATTGGTCTGCGGCACTACACGCGGCGCGTGCCTGCGGAATATGTGGACCATCTGTATGAGGTGCTGCGGCCCGGTCAGGTGCGCGGTGTGTCATGGTTCGCCCCGGCGGCGACGGTTCTGCGCGACCTGGACGATCTGGCCGAGGCCGAGGTGGTGCGCAAGAAGCTGGAGGCCTGCATCAGCATGGTGATCCACAACGCACACGACGATGACGCCAGCGATTCCGCCAGCATCAATGCGGCGACCGGCGACGGCACTGCGCCGCTGCGGACAGGGTCAGGCGCGGCAATTGAGCGGATGCAGCCCGGCATGATTGTCGAGGCGCGGCCCGGATGGGGGGTTGAGTACAACGCGCCGCCAGCCAGCCCTGGACTGGTGGACCACATGAAGGAGCGGCTGCACGCTATCGCGGCGGGCTGTGGCGTGACCTACATGCAGATGACCGGCGACACGTCGATGGCGAACTATTCTTCGATGCGCGAGGGGCGTATCGAATTCAACCGCCTGCTGGACAGCTGGCAGAGCGACTTGATGAAGCAGCAATCCGGTCGCCCGGCGTGGCGGCGGGTGATGCGTGCGGCGCAGGCGAATGGCGATCTGCGCAGCGCGGTGCTTCCGCGTGCAAAGTACATTGCGCCCAAGCGGCCATGGGTCGACCCGGTCAAGGACGTGAAGGCGGCGCTGATGGAGGTGGACAACTTCCTCGGCGATCCCGAGGCCGTGATCGAAAGCACGGGCGCGACCCCGGAAGAGGTCATGCAGGGCCAGACGCGGTGGCGCAAGATGCGCGATGCGGTGCTGGACGAAACGAAACCACAGGACAGTGAAGGAGGGGCGGCATGACAACACCGCCACGGGTGGCCACGGGCCAGCCAGAAATGATGGTGCAGGCAGCGGCGCTGACCACGCTGGATGAGGCGGCGCGGACGGTCGAGGTGGTGTTCACGACCGGCGATCTGGTGACCCATTGGGTCATGCATCGCGGCGAGGTGCGGCGGATGCCGACGCGGATTGTGGTCGAGGAGGGCGCGGTGGATCTGGAGTTCCTGCGCGCTGCTGGCCCGGTTCTGGACAGTCACATGTCCTATGGCGCGGCGGGCGTGATCGGCGCGGTCGAGGATGCCTGGATCGAAAACGGTCAGGGCCGCGCGCGGATCCGGTTTGCGGACACGGACGATGTCGCGCCGATCTGGCAGAAAATCACACAGGGCGTCCTGCGCAACATCTCGGCAGGGTTCGAGATCAGCGCGCAGGAGGCGCGGATGGAGGCGCAGGCGGACGGCACCGAGGTCGAGGTGATGTATTTCACCCAGACCAAAATGGTGGAGCTGTCGGTCTGCGCGGTCCCTGCGGACAAAGGGTCGCGCATCCAGTCGGATGGCGGGCGGCACACCTCTGTCGGCGGTCCCTTTTCCCAGAATACCGGCTCTGGTGCCGGTGACGATGCATCCCGGGCAGACGCAGCCACGGGCACGGTGCAATCACAGGCGGTGGCGGTCGCAGATCAAGCCACTACAGGAGGAATTCCCATGGCTGACCCACAACAGAGCGCCGTGACCCCGGCGACCCCCCCGGCGGTTGATCCCGCCGTTATTCGGTAGGAAGAGCGCGCGCGCATTTCCGGTATTTCGCAGGTCGCCCAGCAGCTGGGCGTCTCGGGCTATCTGGTGACCCAAGCGCCGGAGGACGGCACCACGCTGGCTGGGTTCCGGGCGCAGGCCATCGCGGCCTTTGCGGCGCCGGGTCAGCCCCAGCTTGCCGGGCACCAACGGGCCGGAAACATACAGTTCGGTAGTCACGTCATTGCCGAACTCGCTCTGTTCCTGAAAGGTGCCACCCACGGTAATGCTGGCCGCCGGCTGGTCGAAGTTCTTCTTGGTAATGATATTGATCACCCCACCCATGGCATCGGCACCATAGAGCGTGGAGGCCGGACCACGGATCACCTCGATGCGCTCAATGGCATCCATGGGCGGAATATGGTTGAACTGGTTGCCACCGAAGTTGTTCGGGTAGATGTCACCATGATTATTCTGGCGACGCCCGTCGATCAGGATCAGGGTGTAATCCGAGCCCATACCGCGCATGGAAACAGAGGCCTGGCCGGTCTTGTCGCGGGTTTCCCCCACATCCACCCCTTCCAGCTCACGCACCGCATCGACCACCGACGTAAACGGGCGGCTGTGCAGCTCCTGCTCACCAATCACGGAAATGCTGGCCGGAGCCTCAGAGATCTTCTGTTCGAAACCGGCAGCGGACACCACATTGATCGCTTTCAGCTCATGGCTCTGCCCGTTTTGCTCAGCCGCCGCCGATGCTGTCGTGATAGCCAGGGCCAAGGTTGCCAGCAAGGTACGCCGTGGTAGTGCTACCAGAGTCGTTATCATTACATCCCCCGTTCGTTCCGTTAATCGGTATAGAAGCGGCGGCATTCTGCTGTTATTGAGAATCAATATCAAACAATAACAGATCTCAAAATGGTAAAGATTGTAAGGCCCCAGCATTCACGGGAACTTTCAAGACGCCCGGGAACGCATGATGCCTACCCTTGCTGCTTGGCCGCTGGCGCCGGATTCCCGGTCCCAATAGTCACACTCTGCTCGTTGACCGTTACATTACTCACTGATACAT